GCATCCAGTGATTTAGCTCTGGCTAAATCTTTGATTGCACGTTTTCCAAGCTGATCTTCTAGTACATTGGAATTGGCTACAGTAATAGCCAAGTCACGAGCCAATGCAGAGGCTAACGCTCTTCTGAAGGCCGGTGTCATAATATTCGGATCTTGTTCTTGGTATGTGTAAACCAAATATGCAGATTCCACGTCTGTTACGATTACGTTTTGCGACCCAACCTGTTCGTGACGATAGTCCATAGTGCCAGAACTAGCGTCATTATCGTGAACAGATATAGTGAAAATCCAGTCCGCTGGGAGCGAAAAGGCGTTGTCGTAGCCGAAACTAGGGGCTGTAGTGGATTTAGCTAACTGTACACGCTTCGTGGCAAAGTTCCAAGGGAACTCCATCAACTCGTCGCGTATAATGCTATATAGATCCTGAACAGCGTTTGCGTTCGGTGTGCCTTGGGTAAGGGATGTTATTCGAGTTCCACCAACTAGGCGTAGTGCCACGTTAGCGATATCGGTCTCACTTGCCATGCTTACTCCTTATGCAGCGACCGGAACAGGCTGATCACCACGAGCTATTTGTTGTGCCAATTGTTTTTCGGTTGTCTCGTAAACTACTTCCCCCTTAACTACAACTTGATAGACCTTCCTGCCGAGGTTCCACTTGACAGTGCCATCTTCCTTGATATATTTAGGGGCATCGGGAGTATTTTCTTCCGGCTCTTCGAGGCTCAGGCTTTCAGAAAAATCTACCACTTCGCTTGTAGCTCTAAAATCTACGGTTCTAACGTTGCCGTTCACCCGCGTTTCGAGAACAATCCCGTCGCACATAGCTAAAACCCGTTCTTTTTCAATCTTCAGGCATCGTATAGTGTCGCCAGCCATGAAGTTACCCGTTAGAGTATCAAAAAATCCGGGCTTAAAACACGTCTTTACGTCGTGGTCTTTGCAGATATAGTTGAAGTTTTTCCCGTAGTTACCATCTTCTGGCTTATTGAGGTTGTTAGTTCTCGCCTTAATCATGCAGTTCTCCTGTTTTGGTAGATATAAAATCTGGTAACGAAGCGAACTTCGTTACCAGAAATCAGTTAGTCAGTGTTGGTTACTACGCCAGCCAATGCTTCAGCTAGATCAACAACACCAGCGGCACTAACCGCCATAACCATGAGCCAACCCCATGTAGAGATGGTTCCCGTGCGAACGGCGGTTGCCCAGTCCACTACGAGAATAATATCCCCTGCTTTAAGATTCAGGTCATCGTCGGCGTTGTTAAAATAACCGTCGATGTCCACGAGAGTATGGGCTTCCAGACTGTCATAACGGTAAGTGGCGTAGCCATTCCCGTCATTAAGCTGGACTAAATTTCCCGGTACATATGCCATGATAAAGTCCTCTGTAAAAAGTAAAAAGATCCGGGGGCTAATAAAAGCCCCCGAAAAATTAAGTGACTGGGATTGCCGTTGTATCGTTGAGGGTTCCCTCAATAACACCAGCATCATCAATTAATACGGCAGAGCCGGACATCGCGTGGTTCACAAAGTGAGCCGCACGGTCGCCATGCCAAGTGATGTCTGCGCCGACAGATGATTCTTTACCGGCACCAGCCAGATTTGCAGGAGTTTTACCAGCCGCGTATCCAACAGCATCTTTATTCCAGATGAAGACTTTGGAAGTAGAAGTGCCGACGTTCGGGACTCCTGAATGTACCGTCCAAAGAACTTGACCCCAACGTTTGAACATCCCTACGGGTGCTCCAGTGTTGAAAGGGAGTCCGTCACCGCCGATATAGTCGGAACTGGCGAACTCTGTAATGGTAGAAGCAGCCGCCCATAAATGGGGGGACATAACACCATACATGTTACCCGGCTCATAAGCGTCATTAACGATCATGGCTTCGATCATGTCGAGAAGTCCGTTACGAACTTGAGCAGAAGTAGTAACTGTTATGGTTACTGTTGTTTGAGAGGTTGAATCGAGAATAGTCATCAATTGACTATCTACTTTACGACCGAGAGCTTTAGCACCACCACGAGCAATAGCCATACGCTCGTCAATGTTGATCTTGGCTTCGTCGAGTTTATCTACCCAGTCACCAGCATAGAAATCAGCCAGCGTGGTAGAAACTGCGGTGTGAGTTTGGTTCATCGGAGTGATAGTACCGTGTCGAGCTTTTGTGGTAGCGGTACCTTTTCCGATTTTTTGAAAGGTTGCAACAGATCCAACTACATCAGATTTGAAACGGACTGTGGGTTTAAGCACTGAACCATCTCGCTGAAATACATCATGTACGTCTCGCTCGTATTGAGTGATAAACGCATTGTTAATTGAGGTAGACATTTAAGCCTCCATGTGAGAGTAGTAAAAAAATTAAACTTACATCCCGCTGGAAGCCATAAGAGGTCTTTAAACCGGGAAGTCTGCGAAGAGGCCGGTCTCTATAACCATAATGGGGCATTGGTAATGTATCCTGCTATGTGATGGGGCCGATTAAGGGAGTCCATCTAAACTATAATGATACCAAACATAAGCCTATTCTGTCAACTTTTTTTATCTTCCTTCTTTTCTTTTTCCGCTCTTTCCTTCTGGCGCTTCCGATACTTTTTTCGGGCTTCTTTTTCGTCCCCTTTGGAAAGATGCTTATTATGGTGAGGGACACGGCTAAAGTTAGCCGCTCCCTTCCTGCCCTCAGAATTTTTCTGCCTTACATCATCAGTCTCAGAAGAGCGTCGTCGAGATTCGTTTTCCGCCGCAATAAAGCCATCCTCTGTATTAGGGAAGCTCTTAGGCTTTGGGTTTTTACGATTCTTCTTTGATCGGGTGGCGCTAAGTGCGCCTCTTCCCGAACTATACCCAGCAGTGTTGACTACAAAGACTCTCCCGTCTTCCGTGAAAGTACCGCTCTTCTGATGACTCATTTAAAATTGTCTCCCGTCTGTCCCGACAACTGGATCACTACCATTTAACACGGTAAGAACTTCCAGTTCCTTCGCAGCAAACTTGTTAGCTTCTGACGTGTTACCTTTAGCGAGAGAGTCCTTCGACTTTTGCCTAAAGTCATTAGCTTTCTGCATCAAGGTGTCACGTTCTCCATCCGTTACGACGCTTCCTAAATTTCCTTCGCCCATCTGTCTGCCCAAAGTGGCGAACATTTTAGCCATGATAGGATTGTCGAGTAAGTACCGGCCTGATTTATCTTCCATGAAACGAGCGTCCTCGTAGTCGTCACCAAGGAGCTTTTCACTGGCTCGAGCGGCAAAGATGAGGTTCTTATCGTAATCGTCCTTCCACTCGGATTTAAGGGCTGCTGTTGCATCTGCGGCATACTTGTCATCCGCTTCTGCTGACATTCCCTGTATCTTCATAATCTCGTCTCTAAAAGCTGATACCAAAACGTCAGCCGTCTCTTTAGGAACGTTATTATCTAAGAACAGATTAGACCAAGTGTCCTCAGAGTCCATCATGGAATCTGTGCGTTCTTGACCTTCCTGTAGGGGGAACTCATACCCGTCCACGTCTTTAGGGACACCAAGAGCTTCCCGGTAAGCGTCTACATCTTTATCAGAAGAGTCTTCAGACAGTCGTGTTACTGACTTACCTTCCTTCTTCCGGTAGTCCAGATTAGCTTTGACCAGTGCTTCGGGAGTCGTAAAACGTTCGGCATGTTTTCTAAGATCAGCATCCTGAATGGATGATCTCCAGTCAACATCTGCTAAGTCTTCGTTAGATTCACTATCAGTATCCTCGGATACTTCTTCAGTGGCTTCTGTTTCTTCGGTTGCTTCAGTAGTGTCTTCAGTTGCTTCTTCAGTTGCTTCAACCATAATTTATTTGCGCCTCGTATTTTGTTTTATTGGTGGTGGAGGAGGGGGTTCTACAGTTGCTATCTTGTGGATAGCGAGAGCTAATTTCCTCTCCCCCGTTGAAATAAGCGTAGCACTTTCATCCACGCCATACTTATTAAACTTAGTAGTATCATTCAGGACGTAGCCCATACCGAGAATCTCTCGGAGAACTCTTTCTCCTTGTGGCGTAGATAGAAATACTTCCCTAAAATCTTGGTACCGTTCTATTTGGGATGTATACTTCGACACCCTTTCGAATAGCATTAGATCATCAGTTATCTCAATCGCCTTAGTTTTCCCTTTTGTTGCCATCTATTTTGGATACCTTTTTCTAGTTTTAACTTTGTTCTTCTTCTTCTTTCTCTTTTTAGCTTCCTCTGAGTTCTTCTTGTCTCTTTTTTCTACTTCTTTTCTGGAGGGGGCTTTTGATTTAAAAGTCCGTGAACCTCCACCAAGTCCGACTTGGTTAAAGAAGTCACCATCTCGCATGGGGGGCTGGTTATAGACTTTGCTCATTTTTCGCTCCCTGCTTTTTTCTTATCTGCATCACTTTCCTTTTTATCTTTATCCCGCGTCCGTTTCATAAATTTAATCCAGCTTCGTGCGTTTTTTAGGGTCTTAGAGCGTTTTACTGCTTCGTCTAATCTACCTTTGCGAGATTTCTTTTCTCCAACTTTAACTCCCATGAAAAACCCACCCTTATTTCCGTCCGCAGCCGAATTACCCGCATTTTTTGCTTGGGTGTCGTCGTTGATAGCATTTATGATAGGGTTATCTTTTTTGTTCTTATTGAACGTCCGGGTTCTTATAGCATCATCTTTATCTTTTTTCTTACTCAGACTTCTGATCTCAGACTTCGGTGGAGGGTTCTTCTTATCTGGACGCTTCCTCTTTGTATCCTTTTTCTTCTTCTTATTAGATCCGTAACCTACTCCTTCTGGCATCTGAGTGTCTCCTTTAGTTAAAGTTCTTCTGCATGAAGTTTATCCCAAGCATCTTTTCCCTTGTGTCTTTTGCCACTGTGAAAAACATTCTTCATCTGCCAAGACATGGCGGTGTGATTTGGGCAAACACACTGAAACTTAAATTTTGCATCGCACTTTCTACAGTACCGTGATTTGACATTTGCTGACTCCGTGCTACTTGTCTTTCCCATTAATCTCCTATTAAGCTGGAACTCCTTGATCGGGTTGTTTGTTAGGATCTTGTATAAGACCCGCATCTTTCGCGGCCTTGGCACCTTTGCCAACGATACCGGCTTGCATATCAGCG